TAGGTTTTGACACTTTGGGCCATGAGACAGTTACTATCAAAGGCCCAAGCAAAGCTGAAACTTTCTATCAGATTCCCGATAGTCGTGAGGGCTGGGTAGAATCCGTGAACAAATTGCTCAATTCATACTTCCGTGGTACAGCCCAAGTGTTCTTTGATTATTCAAGTATCAGGGCCGCCGGATTACCGATCAAGGGATTTGGTGGAGTAGCTTGTGGCCCAGAACCTCTGCGTGAGCTACATGAGCAGATACGAGCTTTGTTCGATAAGGCATTAGGTACACAGATCACCCGTACTATGATCGTGGACATCATGAACATGATCGGTAAATGTGTGGTTGCGGGGAATGTTCGACGGACAGCGGAAATGGCCCTGGAGCATGACTGCTACTGCACAGATTATCTCGATCTGAAGAATTACACACTCAACCCCGATAGAGCCGCTTTTGGGTGGGCATCAAACAACAGCGTAGTTGTACCCCTGGGTGCGGACTACTCTATACCAGCCGGACATACAATACTCAATGGTGAGCCAGGGTATCAGTGGCTCGAAAATGCAAGAGCCTACAGCCGAATGGTAGATGTTCCAGATCATAGAGATAAACGGGCAGCAGGAGTCAATCCTTGTGGAGAGCAGACCCTTGAATCAGGGGAACTTTGCTGCTTGGTTGAAACCTTCCCATTCAGACATGAATCTCTGGAAGATTACAAACGGACACTCAAGTTCGCTTACCTCTATGCAAAGACTGTAACTTTGGGCAAGACCCACTGGCCTGAAACTAATCGTATCACCCTGCGAAATAGACGCATAGGCTGCTCCATGTCAGGCATAGCTCAGTTCCTTGCTAAATGGGGCATCGAAACTTTTCGGCAGTGGTGTGACGAAGGCTACAAAACTGTACGGTACTATGATGATGTGTACAGTGAGTGGATGGCGATACCGAAGTCTATCAAAGTAACTTCGGTCAAACCTTCAGGTACAGTCAGCTTGCTGGCTGGGGCTACCCCAGGAATGCACTACCCTGAATCCCTATTCTACATCAGACGTATGCGAATAGACAACAAGAGTGCCCTTGTACCTCCTCTGACTGAGGCAGGATATAAGGTTGAGCCTTGTATCGGTCAAGAGGATTCAACCGTTGTAGTAGAGATACCGGTAGCCATAGATGATAACGTGTGGCCTCTTTCAAAAGTCAGTATGTGGGAGCAGCTTTCATTGGCAGCTTTCCTACAACGGTATTGGGCAGATAACCAGGTCTCTTGCACCATAACCTTCAAACCAGAAGAGGCCGACCAGATTATACCGGCACTGCATTACTTCCAGTATCAGTTAAAGGGAGTATCGTTCTTGCCTCGTGTGGACAAAGGAGCATTTCCACAGATGCCCTATGAAGCGATCACTGAGGAGCAGTACAAGAAAATATCTTCTAAACTGAAGCCCCTCAACTTGAACGGGATTAGAGAAGAGAAAGTCGAACCGGAAAGATTCTGCAATAATGACACCTGTGAAATCGGAGGAAAGTAATGGCTCTGATTATAGGAATAGCAGGCGACATCGGCTCTGGAAAAGATACCTTAGCTGTATTCATGCAAGAATATGCAAAGCAAAATAACATACCTTGCCATATACGAGGCATGGCCCATTCATTAAGAAGTGAAGTTGTTGATTTCTTGATGAAAGCTTTGCCACAAGATCATCCCGGAAGAGAAAGCCGAGAAGCATGTTTTGAATTACTCATCAACCGAGACACAAAAGAGCAATTCAGAGGTCTTATGCGTTGGTGGGGAACAGAGTATAGACGAATGCTGTTCCAGGACGACTATTGGATTGAACAGCATCGAGGCTGGGTGAAATGGGTAGAGCACTGTGAGAAGACTGATAAAGTCATCATCCTAGTGCCAGATGTGCGTTACCTCAATGAAGCTGAGTATATAACCACCTCTGGAGGAATAGTCATGGAAGTGTTCCGACCAGAGCTTATGGCTGATAAGAGTCATTCATCAGACACAGGCTTGGTCGATTACAAGTTTCATGGCACACTGCTCAATGACCAGGGTATTGAAGAACTACGATTAGCAGCCTGGAAACTATTCGTAGAATTGGTAGATTGGAAATGGGGAAATGCGTCAAGTAATACTACCCTTTAATGCTACTATCATACATAATGGAAAGTTGTTCGTGACCGAACTTGTTCCGGGTGATCTCATCACTGGTTATGATCTGAAACACAAGATGCTGAAGACTGTAACCCTACAAGAGATCACACCAGTTAAACAAATAACTAAGAAGGTGCTTATGCTACATAACCATCACAAAGCAGTGAGTTTTGTAGATGAGACCATAGGAGTCACAACAGCCGGAGAGAAAAGTTTAGCAGATAGACCAGTCAACTTTGTTGGATTCTGTAGACATAATACTAAGGTACTTACTCTCCGAAAAGTTCTAAATGTGGTAGAATACTCTGACATAATACCCGCATTCCTGCTCAAGTGGGAAGCAGTTGACTATATATGGTCAGAGGGGATTTTAGTTGGCAGTGCAGCTTAGTGAAAAAGAAATAGTAGGGAAGATCATAGACATCTTCATCGAAGACCCTGATGAAGGTGAAGCACTGGCCCGTGAATATGGTCTATGGGATACCCTATATGAGACCTTATTCCATCCTCTGCACTTGAAACTCTGCCGAGAGAATGTCAACCGCTTCATTGAATACTTATTTATTGACCCCGAAACTTACGCATATCTTGAGCAGCAACCTTTTCATGAAGAATGGCAAACGCTCATCTCAGAGAATAATCGTGTATTGATAGCTGCTCCCAGAGGACATGGAAAGACTATTCAGATTGTTGGCCGGGCTGTATGGGAGCTTGGTAGAAATCACGATCTGCGAATTAAGATCATCGGTTCTGGAGACGAAAAAGCCAAAGAAATCCTGGGTCTTATCAGAGATGTTATTACTAACTCTGATCGAGTCCATGAGGTTTTCCCTGACCTGATGATTGACGCTGCTCGTGGAGATACCAAAGAGAGTTTCTTTGTACAGAGAACCATTCCACAAAGAGACCCTTCTGTACAGGCATCTGGTGTACTATCTGCTGGTGCTGGTGGACGTGCAGACCTGTTGATATGTGATGACGTTGTTGACCTAAAAAACTCAGTCATCAATCCAGCAATGCGAGAACAGGTTATTAAGGCCATCAAAGAGACCTGGTTCTCTCTGGTATCCGCTTCCGGTAAGATTGTTTGGATTTGTACCCCATACCATGTAGCTGATGCCACTCACGACTTGAAGAATACATCATCTCTCTGGAAGGTATGGTGGATACCTGCCATAAGATACACACCTGTCTTAGACGAAGAAGGTGTACCTAAGAGAGATGAAGAAAACAACACTATCTCTATCAAACATGTTCTCTGGCCGAATAAATGGTCTGAAGAGAAGCTGGCTGATAAGAAAGAAGAAGTTGGAGATCGAGTATTTGCCAGGCAGTATCTACTCAATGCTATGTCTGACGAAGAACGTACCTTCCCCGAAGCTTCGCTAGAGAAATCATTTGACTATACTCGTAGAGAGATAGGAGAAGATATACCAGATGATTGGCCTACCTTTGGGGGAATAGACCTGGCATCGGCTTTAGGCAAGAAGAATGCGTATACCGTTATCTGGACACTTGCAAAACATCCTGTGACGGGAAAACTCCACTTGAAAGAGATGTGGAGAAAACGAGTGCCTTTCTCTAAAACATTAGAAGCTATTCGAGATCAATTTCAGAGACATCACTGGAGAATGGCTTTCTGTGAAAATAATGGATACCAGCAGGCAGTGATTGATGCTTTAGAAGAGACAGATCGAATTATACCTCTTCAGAGTTTCACTACTGGAGCAAACAAGGCTAATGAACTCATTGGTTTACCTGGTATGAATGTTGCTTTCGAGAAAGGTGTGTTCTCCATACCAGCCGCAAGATTTCCACTGGCTGCCGATGATCTGTCCGATTTAGGCATAGTTTTAACTGAATTACGTACTCACCCTGGAGGAGAGTTCTCTGATACTGTTATGGCTCTGTGGTTCGCTTATAGAGCAGCCGTAGAAAACTCTTCAGACTTTGAAGACGCTTATCTTGAAGCAATGAAAGCAGCGTAGACAGCCTATTAACCTGTCTCTTCTGCTATAATGGAGTCAACTATGGCAATTTTTGATTTTCAACAACTTACCCAGTTGAGAACTACCCCGTCTCCAGGGTGGGCTTCTAGCATTGGTGGGGCACTCAAGAAACTATTCACCCCAGAAGGTAGCCAGCCTGTTCCCAGTGGTGTGGCTGAACCTTCTATTACAGGATTCGTGGATAACCAGAGTCCCATTACCAGTCTGCCTAACTCATGGAAGGTCTACATGGACAGAAAGTCTGTCTATCAAGACCTTGAGACTATGGACAATGATGATGAGCTTGTATCCACTGCCTTAGACATTTTTGCCAATCATGCCTTCGATCATTTACCCGATGCTGAAATACGCATGAGATTTGTCTCTAAGAATGAGGCTGTACAAAAGGTATTGAATGACCTTGATCGCAGACTCAATCTTCGCCAAGATATATGGCAAATCGGTAGAGATGCCGGACTACAGGGGAACACTTTCCGAGAGGTTGTAGTTGACCAGAAGAAAATGCAAATCAGCCGATTCAAACAGACCATTGGGTATCAGATCAGTCCCAAGCAGAATGAGGTGGGAGACAAACTTCCAGGATGGCTTGCCCAGACTGATAGCGAGTTCTATACTGGTGGAGGCCGTGAACTCGAAGAGTGGCAGATCATTCCAATCATCTATGGGTCAAAGTCAGGTTTCTTTGCTAAGCCTCCATTAGCTTCAGCACGAAAAGGATACAAGAGACTGTCTCGCATGGAAGACGGTATGGCTGTGGCCCGTATGACCAGGGCATACGATAGACTGGCCCACCACATTCCTGTTAAACCGAATCAGTCCAAAGAAGAAATACTGACCACCATTCGACAGTACAAGGATAACATAGTTCGTAGAGGCGTTTCGGCCACTACTGAAGGTGATCTCACTCGATCAGCCAGTCCTTACGATGTGGATACAGATTTCTTCTTGCCAGAAGATGGTACTGGTAGAGGTAGGATAGAGGTACTTACCTCCACAAACAACCAGCTTGGCAATCTCAACGACTTGAACTATCACCGAGAAAAGTTGCTATCTCGTTTGAAAGTTCCAACGAGTTATCTACAGATTATGTCCACCCAGAAGACTCACTTGAAATCAGGTAGCAGTGGTGGAGGAGATGTAGAAAAAGAGTTTGCGAAAGAACTGAAGCAGTTACAGTCGATTGTTCGGGCCGCTATTCGTAGGCTTGCCGATATTGAACTCATGCTGCACAGTATTACTCCCAGCGAAGACCTGTATGACATCGAGCTTGTTAAAATAGAGACAAAGGACAGAGATGCCGATGCAAAGGTCATGCTCACTTACAGTCAGGCTGCTGCCTACTTCCTGGAAGTCTTTGGTGCATTGCCTCCTGACTTTGTGAGTGATCGCTTCATGCTGCTTGATAATGAGCAGAAAGAGATGATGGTCAAGTTCTTCGACAGTTACGGAGATCGAATCACTAAGGCTCGTGTCAAGAAGCTTGAAACAGATGCAAAACCGAAAGAAAGTGGTGCTTCCCCTGGCAGTGGTAACAATAATAAGTCAAAGGTAGCAGCCGCTATCGAGCAGTCCATGCTTAAACAACAGCAAGAAGAAGAGAAGGTAAGTATTGATGATGTTGTTGAGATCATGGTACAGGTAATGGAAGATGTACACTCTAGCATGGTCATAGATGGTGGGGCTGATGTACCTGACCTACCGGAAGACCTTGAAAGTAACATACGCCAGGGTTTGTTGAACATAACCCAATCGGAAACCTTTGTCCTCAAGGACTGATGCCCCCAAAAGCAAGGAAGGGTTGCAAGTCGCCGTGCAACCCTTCCTGCCCCCAGTAAAACTACCAGATTTATCCAATAACCTTGACAATTAACCAACTCTACGCTACAATCTCATTGTAAGTTAGACAATCAATCTTTTCCTGGAGGCATATTACATGAGAACCACAGATAAAATGTTGGGTAGAGTGACTTCCCAGGTTGTGCAAGAACATGATGCAGGTAGCATCTATGGAGGTACACTGATCGAAAGTAACGTAGGTCTCTACGATGCAATGAAAATGGGTGGACTGGACTTTGAAGTCACCAAAGCCCCTCTCTATACCAGAATACCTGGACAGAATCCTCCCAAGTTTGTAGCAGTCAATCCTGACGAAGAAATGGGTATCATCAGGACAGATACAAACCAGTTTCTCGGAACGTGCCGGAGCAGATACAACATCGTGCAGAACCTCGATGCTCTGCGCTGGGTAGAAAAAGTCATCGGTAAAGATGGAGCTTGTGTTACCTCAGCCGGTGCTCTTCATGGTGGCAAGTACATCTGGCTGTGCATCGACCTGGGAGGCTTTGATGTGCTTCCTGGAGATGAAGTACGAAAGCATATGCTCATCATGAACAGTCACAACGGCAAAACCAATGTGATTGTTCATATGCTACCCCATCGTATAAGTTGCCAGAATGTTCTGGATTTCAGCTTCGGAGCAGCGAATGATGCCAGCTTTGTGCCGTTCAAGATTAGGCATACTGGCAGCGCAATGCTCAGACTCGAAGAAGTTCAGCAAGTGCTGGCTTTTGCCCACGAGCAATTTGATGAAGTGCAGGAAGCCTTCAAAAACTTCCAGCAGATCAAAGTGAACCCTGACCAGAGCCGAGCAATCATTTATAACTCCCTGGGAGTTACCAAGAAGCAGCTTGAAAAGTGGAGCAAGGGTCAGGTAGACAAACAGCCTCAGTGGGTGAATCAAGCATCGGTCATAGAGGGCCTGATCGACAAAGGGCCTGGTACAGATATTCTCGGAGTCAAGGATTCTCTGTGGGGCACATTCAATGCGATCAACTCCTTCTATGAACATGTACGCACTATTCGAGGGGCACAGCGCAACCCGGATGTAGCCATAGAGAGCCGCTTGATGGGAGACTCCCACAAGAAAAAGCTCCGGGCCTTTAAGGTATGCAATGACTTCGCAGAAAGGCATCTGCGAAATTGACAACTGAATAGAGTACGAGGTGGTAAAAAAGACCTCTCCAGAGTCCTAAGCTCTGGGGAGGTCTTTTTCTTTTTTAGATAATTTTTCAAGAGAGACAGTCTCCAGGTTACTCAATCTGTTAAAGTCTATTGTAGTAACGCTTACGCATAAGGAGCGGCACATGGCAAAGTCTGCACTTGTTGCAAGAGCCATATTCGCTTCTCTAGTTCTTCAGGACGACCCTAGAGCTTTGCCGGTCTTGCAAAAGATCGCTAAGCGAAAGGATGTCAGTTCTAAGGAAGGTGAGAAGAAGTATGGTGATGTAACCTATGCTGATGAGACGAACAAAAAGTATCCGTTGGATACCAAGAAACACGTCAAAGCGGCATGGTCTTACATCAACATGCCCAAGAATGCTGGCAAGTACAGTAGTTCAGACTTGACTGCTATGAAGAAGCGTATCAAAGCCGCTGCCAAGAAAATCGGAATCGAAATCACAGAAGAGCAGGGCATCCTCGGAGATGATGTTCCTGTTACTCAGAGCCATTATCATGTTGATGGTTCACTCGAAGATTTCTCCTCGAAAGTCAGTTCAGCGTTCCGGTTGTGGAAGAGAACTCGTGACGATTCTTCAAGATGGTCATACATCCTGGGAATATTCACCGACTGCATTCTCTACTACACCTCCGATTGGGAATCGGACACCTATAAATATTATATGGTGGACTTCTCAGTCAACGGTGACACTGTTACCATCGACCCGGAGAGCATTGAAGAGTGTGGTGTCAAGATGGTGATAACCGCTCTGGGTGTTGATGATGACGATTCTGACCCTGCTGACGATGGTGCGGCAGAGCAGGCAGCAACCGGAGGAACGAGTATGGACAAAGAGCAGGAGAAGAGCAAAGTCCTGCAAGCCGGAGATGATGTCACGAACACGGATAAAACCGTTGCAAGTGACGCATTGAAATCCGGTGAAGCGGAGCACTCGGACGACAACCCAAACGTTGTCGAACCGAAGACTGCGGCTGAAACTGCCGGTGCTTCTGTGCCTGATGCCTCTGGTGAGGCCACAAGCAGCGGTGAGATCGAACATTCAGGTGATGAAGGAGTCAGCAAGGCTGCTGGCGACAACAGCACCGATGGCGCAGTCAAGACTGAGATGGGCAAAGAAGCTGCTGGTACAAAGCAGCAGGCTATTCAAAGCCTATCGGTTGACTCACACAATGAGTCCATAGCCTATGTCACGGTTCAGTCCATCGAGGACAAGCCGGACGGCTCGAAACTCATGAAGCTCCAGGGTATTGCCACTCGTGGTGATATTGTCAATGGAGCGGGTGAAGTCTATCCAACCAAAGTCTGGCAAGACAACATGGCCCGGATGAACAAAGAAGCTGCGGCTGGCAAGTTCATCGGTAAGCTGGAACATCCTGGTAAGGAGCAGGGCTTGGTAGACACCGCTATCAAGTTCGATAAGTTCTGGCTACAAGGGGCAGATGTGTGGTTCGATGCAACTGTAGTACCAACCGAACCATACGGAAAGAACCTTCAGGCCCTTATCGAGGCTGGTGTTCAGGTCGATATGTCCAGCCGAGGGTATGGTACTTTCCAACTCCAGAACTGGAGAGGTATAGAGCGTTCTGTTATGCAGGACGGTTTCATCTGTACTGCTTTCGATGCAGTCTGGAAGGGAGCTTCAACCGGTAGCGGTGTCAAGTCGGTAAGCTACCAAAGCGAACAAATCCCAAGTGAGGAGACTCAAGAAACTATGGACAAGGAAACCAAAGTTCAGTCAGCACAGGAAAGGGCCGACTCCATACGTGCTGCCGATGATCTGAAGAGAACCAAAGCTGCCCTTCTGGGCGAATCGAAACTCTCCGATCTTGGGCAGAAGGCGTATCAGTCAGCCCTTGACAAGGCAACGTCTCTCGATGATCTGTTCCAGGTCAGCGACAGCATCTTGCCTCACCTTCAGGGCACTTTCCCCGTGGAAGATGCCACTGAAGTCAAGCAGTCTGAGACATACTCCCCAAGGTTCTACACGAAGGCATCTCAAGATGAGATCGCTCCGAAGAACGTTGGTGAGATGTTCCAGCGACTTGTTCAGGACTTGCCTGATACCTATGAAGGTATTGAGGCTACCCAGAACAAGAAAGTCCCGAACCACTTCACCAGCCCCAAAAAGGCTTGCTATCAGTTGATGTGCAACATAGCAAAGGAGCGGAACGGTTCTTTCAGTGGACGTAACGCAGCCCTCGGAATGCTGGCCCTTGAACAGGGACAGACAGATCGGGCAGAAGACATCTTGCTTCAAAGCCTTCCTACCGGTGCAACCGTAGCAGCAGCCGGGGCAGATGGTGATGGTGCTCCTCTGAGCAACTATCTCATCTTCCCGCTGGTACGTAGGGTCTTCCCTATGTACATCATGAACCTGATCGCTGCGATTCAGCCGATGGACAGGCCGGAAGGTAAGATATTCTACCTCGATCAGTACCGAGTTGACTCCGAAGGTAGCGAGACCAGAATGGACTTGAATACTTCGGCCAACCCGTTCAACTCTTCGTTTGCGGACAACGCAACTGAAGGTGCAGCCTCAAGACTGATTCGTTTGAGACTTGCTTCTGCAACCGTCAGCGCACACACCAAGAAATTGGGTGCTGCATGGTCGATTGAAGAGATGCAAGACCTCAGAGCGTATCACGGTCTGGATGCTGCTCAGGAGTTGATGGGTGGTGTGGCTCGTGAGATGGCCCTGGAATGGAACAAGGAAGTCCTGGATGACATGGTAGCACAGGCAACTGCTGCGGCCCTGACATTCGGAACTGTTGCTCCTGCAACGGGCTTCGACAGCCAGAAGGACTGGGATGAGTACATCTGGGTTTACCTCCAGAAGCTCGATAATGCGATCTTCGGCCAGAGGAATGGCCCGATGACCGACATCGTAGCTGGTATGGATGCTGCCCTGGCACTCTCGAAGTCCATGAGAGGTACATTCACCATCGGTGGTGACGGTGGCGACATGGGAGAAGCGTACCCCGGTACAACCTTCTATGGCAAAATCCTTGCCCCGAACGGTTCTCGGTACAGAGTGTTCAAGACCAACTTCTGGGCCAGTGGCACAACCAACGGCTCGAAGATCATGGGCTTCCGCAAGGGTACGGAGTGGTCAGACACCCCGTATGTGTGGGCACCATATACCGACTACGTGACTCCGTTGCTGACCGACCCGGCAGACTTCTCGCAGAAGCAGGGACTCGTTTCCCGTGCGGCAAAGAAGGTCGTGGTTGCAAACGCAATCGGAACGTTGACCGTAGACTCCGGTGGTCAGGGTGTAGTGCTCTAAAAGCACAGCCTACCAATAGAGACAAAGCCCTCCCTACTAAGTTTAGGGAGGGCTTTGTGGTATAATAGAGCGGAGAGGTGACAACATGCCAGTTAAGTTTGATGACAATAATGCTCAATACATAGAAGAGGTGGTTGGCAGGATAACTGCTGTAACTGTCCGATCTAACGTCACTGATGATGACGCAAATGAGGCGGCTGTCTACGCTCTGGGTTCTGGAGTGGACTGCACTGGTTATGATGTCATAGAGGCCGAGATAGATATGACCGGTTCTGAGACTGGTGACTCTTTTATCTTGACCCCTCTAGCTAAAATAGAAGGTGAAGAAGCCTATGCAAAACTACTCGATAAGCAGATAGCACTTGAGGCTTCAGATGCTATTACTCGCAAAATCAGAATATCCGTAGGTGGCAACTCAAATGTGAACTTCCTATGCAATAGTTCCCTTGGTACGTCTCCCACTATTGCATCCATCAAAGTTGTCCCACTCACAGGTGTGTAAGGAGTCTTTACGATGACTGTTAAGTTTGATACCAATAATGCCCAGTATGTCACAGGAGTGGTCAACAGACTTCCTGCTGTCACTGTACGCTCAGGTGTAGCAACCGATGATGCAAATGCAGCGGCAGTATATGCACTTGGTACAGGGGCAGATTGTTCTGAGTGTGACATAATAGAAGTCGAAGTCAGTATGGTTGGTTCAGTGGGTGTGGATACCTTTGATCTTACCCCGCTTGTAAAGGCAGAAGGGGAAGAATCATACACAGCTTTGTACGATCAAAAGAGAACAGTGGAGTTCTCTGAGGCCACCATACGCAAGTTTAGAATTACTGTTGGTGGCAACTCAAATGTGAACTTCCTGTGTGATGCCAAATCAGGCACATCCCCTACTCTTGCCACTATCAAGATCATTCCTCTTAGAGGTGCAAAGGGTGGAGGAGAAAGTACCGCTACCACCACTGAAGAGAGTCACATTGATGCTGAGAGCTTGCATGATCTCCTCGATGTTGATAATAACATAACTTACACTGATGGTCTGGTACTTCGGGCTGATGGGTCGAAATATAAAAGTCAACAGTTAGCTCATGGTGATCTTTCCAATGTTGGGGAAAATACACATGAAGAGATAGACACCCACATAGCAGACAACACTATTCACCCTGAAGATTCTACTCTGGTACATAATACCGGAGACGAAAATGTGTCAGGTGTAAAAACCTTCCTCTCAAATCCCATCTTGCCCAATGATGCTCCTACGATTGACCGCCAAGCGATCAGCAAGGCATATGCCGATGCTCTGGCTCAGGGATTCCGATTCAAAAGTGCCTGTGATGTGGCTACTACAGAAGCACTGCCAGCAGCCGATTACGACAATGGTACAGCCGGAGAAGGAGCTACCCTAACGGGGCAAGCCAATGGTGCTATTGGTGATCTCGATGGATACACTGTACTTGAGAATAATCGTATACTGGTCAAGAATCAAGCTGTTGCGGCTCAGAATGGTGTATACGTATGTACTACAGTTGGAGACGCTGGTACAAAGTATGTTTTGACCAGAGCCACAGACTTTGATGTTGCCGATGAGATCATTCAAGGTAACGCTTTCCTGGTACTGAATGGTACAGCGAACGCTGCTACACAATGGGCATTGACCACCGGTGGAACAATCATTGTTGGAACAACCAGCCTTGATTTTGCTCAAATATCCAAACCGGTATCCTACGTAGCTGGAGATGGCTTAGACCTTACTGGAGCTACTTTCGCAATAGATATAAAGGTCAACGATGGTCTAACAATTACTCTTGGTGAAGTCACAATCAACTATGACGATGCTTCTATTGGTATAGTTTCAAATCAACTGGCTGTAAAAGCTCTAGGTATCACTAATGCTATGTTAGCCGGTGCGATTGCTGATACCAAATTGGAGCAGATCACAACAGCAGCAAAAGTTGCCGGTACAGCTTTAACTGGATTAAATGACATCCCAGAAGAAGCAGGTGTGATACCGATAGCAAATATGGCTACAGGTACACCCACAGGACTGAAGTTTGTCAGAGATGATGGTACGTTGGCTGTGCCTCCGGGAGGAAGTGCAGATGTAAAAGCAGCCATTATAGCAGTGGACATTGTAGCCACTCCCGCAAGTGAGTCCGTATGGCGAAATATGCCTGCTGCCCTGACAGAACTATTCGGAGACCTGGGTAGCCGTGTCAAAATGGACTTAACCTATGCTACTCATTATCGTTTGGTAGTAAACCAGTCTGTGGCTGGTTACTCTACTGCTGATCTTAACCTACAATATTCCACTGATAACATTTCATTCTCAGCCGCCGATGCAGCGGCAGCCGGAGAACTTGCAGTAGGGACAGGTACAGGAGTCAAAGTCGGAGCGTGGGCCAGTCTAAACGATACTGCAAAAGGTGACGTATGGCTACGACTTGTAGGCAAAGAAGGTAATGGAAGTGCTGACCCTGCATGGACGCAGATCAAAATACAGTTCAAAATCTCTGTTCCAGGATTTACATTGGATGACACCCTGACCGATGGTGACTATGCTGAAATCGCAGGAAGTGCTGGAATAGCAGGTGCAGCTTTATCTTTTGGACAACTCTGCTATTTGCAGACGGCTGATAGTCGATGGGAACTTGCTGATGCAAATGTATCAGCCTGTTTCGGTGCAAAGCTAGGTATCTGTACTCTTGCTGCGGCTGGAGATGGTAGTGCCACTCGTATGTTGTACTTGGGAAATGTGAACGCTGCTTCCCTATTCCCAACCATGACCATAGGTATGGCTGTGTATATGTCTGAAACTCCCGGAGCTATTACATCCACTCAACCCACTACGGCTGATGCTTGTATACGAGTTATTGGATTTGCTAACTCCGCAGATGAGTTATACTTCTGCCCAAGCCCAAATTACATAACACATACCTAAAGTGAGGATACAATGGGACTTGCAATTTATGATGAATATAACGAAGTAGAGCGTGACTACGACAAAAAGCTCTATGAGGTATCTCCAGGGGTCTACAAGTTATGTCTGTTTTCCGCACACAAGCATTACTTGGATGACCAAGGGCAATTTCAAGAGATCGACCAAAGATTGATCTTCGATGATAAAACTCGATACTGGGGGCATAATAAAGCATCCTATTGGCCGTCCTTACCTGAGTATGCTGATGGTGAGTTTGGATTTCGTAATAAGTATCTAGGGGCTGATTTTACGCTAATATTCAAGCCCCTAGCGGCCCATGTACTTGGTAAATATTTTGAAGATGCTGATGGCAGTGCCTATGTATACTATGCAGAAGCTTTCGGTAAAGGTATACATTTAACAGCCTACTCTTACGCTGCCGGGGTTAAGAAGGTCATCACAGTAGAGCAAGCTCCCCTGGAAAAGCTTGATTTGACCTTTGATTTCGAGATCATACTGAATACACTCGAAGACAAAGACATAGTTAAAAGTGACAATACCATATTCAGTTCGTACAAGGTGGCTGAAGTAGAAAAAGGTGAAATTACTACTCCAACAAAAGCAGCCGCTCTCGATTTTACCGATAGCATAATACGAATAGGGAAAGATGGATATTACACTTACTTTCGCAATGCACTCATGTGGGATAGTGCCAATCTGGTGGAGAAAGTTCCTATTCAGATCATTAGTGATACTGAAAAAGTATTCATCAGAAAAACTATACCAATAGCCTTCATAGAAAAAGCCACTTTTCCAATATTCACCGACCACCCAACAAGTTTCTATGGTGGCTCAGGAGATGGTAATATCTATTCCTATTCCATGACTCTTGATGGTGCTCGTAATGCTACTACAGGAATAGCCAGCACTAATACTATAAAAGCTGGTATTATTGCTTATTCAGGATAGAGGATACAAAAATGGTAGAAATGAATATCTGGCGAGGGTTTGGGCCGACAGATACATCAGCTATACCCGATACAGCTAATATACTTGATGTAAAGCATTACCTATACCCCACCGCAAAAAAAGATGATCTTCCTACTGAAAATGCTGCTTGGGGGTGGATAGGACTCGTACAAGCGGACAAACCTGCTTCGGCTACAACTGCTCTAGTTAATGATGATTTTAATAATTGTGGAGTAGTAGATAATCCAACAGAAGGTGCAGATAGAATAGAAATTGGTACTCTTACCCTAAATCAGTATTGCTATTTCACCTATAATGCAACCGGTAGAGGATGGATAAACAAAGCAGGGTCAACCCTAATAGGATTCAGAGGTGGGCATGATATTACGAACAACGCCTTGGTACGAGGGTTGTCAAGTGAAAACTCTGTAACCTTCTCCTCCAGTGAAGCAACTGGAACAAATCAAGACCCATACATGGAGATCACTTATGAAGTGGCTTCTGGCCCAGCCGGTGTGAAGACATATCAAAACTTAGCTAAAGAATCCGTAAAAAGTGTAAATGGTCTGGCTATTGCCAGTAATAAAAGTTGGAATGGACTACAATGAACAGATACGCATACAATCCTGGCAAAGCTCCTCACTTGTTCAGTAATAAAGACTTTCCTGCTGAATCGTACACAACGATCACTGAGCAAGAAATCCCCCTCTTGAAAGCTGCACACATTCCTGTCATACTAGAAGGGGAAGATGGTTTTGTTGATGTTTGGGCCAGAAATTACCCAGAGAAGACACCTAACCAGCTTCTTCCATAGCTATAATGTAGAGGGAGGAAAACTATGAAACACTGCGCACTGATCTTCGCTGTCGTTGCACTGCTACTCATTTGTGTAACGACTGTCTGGGCTGCTGATACATCTCAGACACTTACCATTGACCAGCCAACTCTTGTAGCGGCTGTTCCTACTGAGGACGCTTCTATTGAAGTGTCTACCATTCCGAAACCTAAATCAAGTGGGCTATCTTTTGGCCCTAACGGAATCAGTGTCACTTATTTGAATGACGGAGACAACTACGGTTTAGCTGCCGGTACAGAATTGGGCAGAAAAGATCGTGTAGTGGCACAAGGATGGATTGTATTTGAACCCGTGAACAAGAATCAGGTGGGCCTGGGAGCAACTATTGGCTACGACATACCCATTGGAGATGTACTGACCTTGACACCTCTGATAGGAGTGCTACAGCCGGTGACAGAAGGCTTGGATGGCACACTGAACGGCAAGTTCGTCTATGGAGGCTCAGCCTCGTTTAAGTTCTAGGAGTCATTGGATGCCCAGATTTGGATGGAAAAAAGATACTGTCGATGAACGAGATTACCGTCTTCCCCTTCCAGAGAAAGCGGTATATCCGGCTGAATATGATCTTGGTATTCAGTTCCCAGAACGTATGCTTCCCATCCTTAATCAAGGCGATATTGGCTCTTGTGTTTTCAACGCTGGCAGTCGTGCGGTCTACTTCAATCAGATCAAACAGAAACAGTCACCTTTCATGCCTTCAAGGTTAGAATGGTACTACTGGGGTAGATTTCTGGAAGGCACGACTGGCAGTGATGAAGGATGCAGCATCAGGAATGCGTGTAAGGCTCTAAACAGATTTGGAGTTTGCAGAGAAGACCTCTGGAAATATGTTAGAGGCAACCTATATAAAGAGCCAAATGCAACCGTCATGCAAAATGCGGCCCTACACAAATCCATATGTTATCAGCGTGTACAACGAAATCTTGATGCTCTGAAAGACATCCTGGTAGTACATGGTTTTCCCATTCTGTTTGGCATTGCCGTCTACCCATCATTTGATAAAATAACTAAAGATGGCATAGTACCCTTACCCAAGTTGAGCACTGAAGAGTGTCAAGGAGGGCATGGAATGGAGATCGAAGGCTATTCAGACAGCAAGGGTTGTTTTCGAGTTGCGAATAGTTGGGGCAAGACCTGGGGAGACAAAGGATACTGCTGGTTGCCTTATGAATACGTACTGAACGCTGCTCTAGCAGATGACTTTTGGTATATTGAACTTATGCAGCAGTCCGGTTAAAGGAGATTTCTATGGGCCTTACCATAGCCACCATAAAACAAGAATTGGAACGTAGAAAGTTCCCTAAGATTCTGGATGAGGATGACTACCAGGGAATAATAGACGGCTGCCTTAGAGAGATGAACCGCTACAATCCGGTACGTAAGATTGTATCGTTTACTACTGTGTCAGATCAGCAAGATTATCCAATATTTGACCCAGAAGACACTGTTACGGCTGGTATCTGTGCCAGTGCTCAACAAATCATAGAAGTCTACTGGAATCCGGGTGGAGATTGGTCAAGCCTGAACATCTACAGCCCTGGCTGGCAAATGCTTTCTCAGGTCATACTGTACACAGGCAGTTACTTCAACCAGCCTAGCCAAATGATGGTACTTCGACAAAAGCTCGACAACTGGAAAAAACAATTCGGTAGTCAGGGATTTGACATCCTGGGCAATATTGGAGACCCTACTTCTGTGCTCAGACTCTACCCTGTACCAAAAACCAATGAAGCCAAGGTACTTGTAGATTTCAGATCAAAAAATACCCTAACTGATATAACAAGTGCTTACGAAGATTTGTTTATGCAGTGGGCAGAACACTACACTGCGGACACACTAGCTAACCTGTATGCCACCACAGCAGGAATCGACTTGCTTAATTTCTCTGATAGTACGGCTGCCATGAAATATTGGCAAGGCAAAGCTGATCGGTACAGAGAAAAAGCCCTTGATACTCAAGGTGGTATGCAGCAGGGAGTAGTTGATAGAACATGAACCCAGGGTCAAAAGAAGCGGTATTTAGGACTAGGATTCTGGAAGTGCTGGCATCAATGGCTCTTCAATTCCCATCCTTGTCTGTACGAATAGACCTGTGGAGACCTGCGATAGTAAATCGAGGAGAGTATGCAGATCAGCAGGTTGAAGTATGGATACGTCTCGATGAAGAAGTACCAGCCTTCTATGTAGAGACTATGGAACGCTGGTTTGAAAAAGAGATCGGTATTATTCGAGAGAATGTAAACTATGTCATTCTTCCAGCCGGTTTCGATCTCGAACCTGACGATCATGTGATATTGAATGGTGAATCCTGGATGGTGATTCAGAGTGCCGAACAAGCAGGTATCTCCAAAGTCAAAATAGACATTCGCAAGAGTCGTTTTGTAGCTCCTGCTCGGACAGAACCTACATATCGACAGATGACTATGAAAGCAAGGATTTCCTAAGATGTTGACGGTCACAGCTACCAGACAAAGAACAGATCAAGGCCAGTTCATGAGAAAGTTCAATGATGCTGTGTATCAGGGAATGCTTGAAATGACTCCCATGATTCGAGAAGAACTGGTAAAAGCTGTCGGTACACAATACTACAGCCTGAATCAATTAAAACTCATGGGGCATCCATACAGTGTACTTAACCCGAACCCACCTCTTCCTCCGGGAATCATTAACCGGCAATCAGGTGAGTTTTATCGAGGGATGGTCATTACCCCTCCTAGAATAGTAAAGAACACTGTCACGATCTCTGTAGACTCTCAATCATGGAAACGAGATATGCTATTACATCCATCCAGAATGATAGCACGACCCTATGACATATACCTGGCTAATCGACTTAATCAGCGTCTACCTTCGATCATAAATAGCATCTTGGTACACGTATCTAGGGTGAGGTAACTATGGCTAACATGCCAGCTTTCGTGACTCAAATACAGGGAATAGTATCTGCTGCGGAGTGGTTTGCAACACAAAAGTTCACCCGTCAAACCATTTATAAGCAGTATCTCACTCAAGTCAAAGACCCTGTGTATCCTTGTATCACTATTGCCTACCTGTTAGACAAGAGAGAGGTATTTGCTGATATTGATACTGGTACACTCATTCTTGGCATACACGCTAAAGAGTATGGTACACCAGAGCAAGTTAGTAAATTGCTCAATGATACACTACATCTGAAAACCTTTGCTACTGATGATGTGATCTTGTATATGTGTCATGCAAAAGGTGGGCCACCTCAACCACTATTCAACTCCCAGCTAAACTGTTGGGAAGTCTTGAACGAGTTCGAGATCAAGGTAGGTTAAGATAATTTCCACAGAGAGACAGGTAACAGCGGGACTAATGCTGTAAACTGTTAGTAGGCTAAGTTGCACTCACCTTCGCAAGGAGAATAAAATGCCAATCCAAAACAAGAACAACATCTCGTTGGGCATCGGAAACCTGGAACTTGGCACGTATACAAATGACGTGTTTGATTCCTATACCGATGTCGGTGCAATCAAAGCCGAAGTAAACATAGAGCATAACCGTGAAGTTCTCGACTTCGAGTCGGGCCGACCTCTCGTGGTCATCCTGCAAGAAGTCATCCGTGAGAGAGTTACGGTGACGGCAACCCTGGCTGAGCTTGCAGTTGCTACCCTGAAGATGGCCCTGGGTCAGGGCAACATCACAAGCGGCACGACTCCCGTATTCTTGGATGGTACTTCGGACGCACTTCGAGGAAACCTCCAGACGGGTAAAGTTGCTGTCGGCAGCAGCAACCTGCTCAAGTTTGGTGGAGTAGCCACTCATGCTTACGTCGGTCTGAGATTCACCCATGTCAAACAAACCGGAAAGAGACAGATATTCGAGGCATATAAAGCCTCCCCAGCAGGTACTCTGACTCTACCTTTCCGGGAATCAGACTGGAACTTGTTCCAGGTGCAATTCAGGTTGCTGGCCGATACCACGAAAGATGCAGGGGAGCAGTATTACCAACTGGCTATAGAGCAGTAATTTGCTGCTGAAAAACCTGCAAGCTGACAACCGTTTATGGTACAATGTAGCTGGCTCTAGTGAAAACTGGGCCAGCTACATCCATATCAGGAGGCAATCAGTTGGCAGACAAAACATTTAAGTGGGATAATACTGCACTTATCCCCGACTCACAGGAAGTCACCTTCCCGAAAGAGATCACACCTGACAAGGAAGATGTCAAGCTCAAACTCATCGAGTTCCCCAAACCTGTCTTGGTAAACTTTGTAAATGAAGCCATTGATGTGCAATTCATCAACTCTACAGAAGGCCATGAGGGAGAGAGGCTACCTTTCAAAGAAGTAGAGCCAAAACAGTGGGCCATGCTTACCAAATATCTGGCTGAAGCTGTTCGTGGAGAAAAAGATCAGGCATGGTTTGAATCTCTCAGCCTTACCAGCAATGGTATCATTGCCCTGGTCGATCTGCTCATAAAGATCAACCATCTCACCGAAATCGTGAGTTCGGGGGGAAACTATTTCATGCTTCCGACAGTGATAACCGTTCTCTCGGAAGCAGCAAAAGTAGAGTCAGGCAGCCTAACACAGATGATGCAAGCATAATCGAAGCCTTAACGGATTCAAAAGGTTGGTCACTAGAATACTGCCTTTTGCTCACATATAGACAAATCGAATGCCTGTGGGAACGTTATTGGGACAGGAAACTGTGGGACATCGAAGTTCAAGCTGCCTTAAATCCATTTGGTGGGTCAGATGATGAAACTAACCCAGATGGAAGTAATGTTGACATAGATGCTACTACAGATGATGGTCTTGCTCAAATGCAGCACATGGGCTTGCCTATAAAGGTGATATAAGATGGATGGCGCAACCTACGGTTTTAGGGTAGATAACTCCCAAGTACAAGCTGGTATTGCTTACAATGAACGTCTCATTGAGGCACATATCAAACGTGTACAGGGAATGACAGGCTCTCTGGCTCTTGGAAATGCTCTGAACTTCGTTAATGGTGGCATTGGTCAGATAGACCGGTTCAACACACGTCTAGCGCAAACCATAGGGCTTGGAGGCCGTCTTAATCAAACACTTGACCGTATGTCCAACGTCTTCACCACCGGGTTAGGTATTGGTGCTACTCTTGGTGGTCTAGCCCTTCTCGAACGGGCCTTCACTCGATCTATTGAGAAGGCCCGTCAATTTCAAACAGCACACCTAGCTATTGCTGCTACTCTTCAATCGTCTTATAAGGTTGTTGGGGCAAATGGTAGTGAGATTCAAGGCTATCAGGGATTTCAAGTAGCTAAGGCTATGGGTGAGCGGTTCAATCAACAAATCATTGAACGGCAAGCTCGAAATATTCTGGTATATCAGGAACAGTTAGGTGCGTTCCAGTCCTCAATTGCTGCCGGTGCTCGAAAAGGACTTACTCCAGATCAAGTCCTAGACCTCTCAGAACAAGCGGCTGTCGTTGCAAAAACTCTTGGTCTACGTGGTGAGCAAATTGCCAATGCTTCACGACTACTTATGGGTGGTGGTGTTAATGTTGGTAGATCAACCATTGGTCGTGCCTTGGGTGTAACGAATGAGGATATATCAAGTAGAAGTGGGCAAGACTTTGTTGATTTCCTTCAATCCAAAATGAAGGGATTCAAAGCGGCTGAACCTGATTTTGGTAAATCTATAGAAGGCATATTATCCACCCTAGAAGCCAAGTTTGACGTGTTCTTTGCAAAAGTAGGTGCAAAGTTCATGGGTAAGATCACACCTTCGATAGAAGCCTTCAGTAAAGCATTTGAAGGCCCAAAAGCTGAAGAGTTTGCTGACACTCTAGCTGATCTATTCAAACAGATATTCGACAGTTTGAAAATGATTATAGATTCTGGAGCACTGACCATTGTAGTCAAGTTCCTTGAGTTCCTAGCCAAATGGGGCAAGGACATTGCAATCGCTGGTGTAATCTTAGGTGTGGTAGGTGCTCTAGCAAATCTGGTTAGAGGACTGACCAGCACCATTATAATGCTTAAAGAAGTTTCTGCGGAAGCGATCAAGTCAGCATTGGCCCTAAATGCCACTGCTGAAGCCGCTACAGCAGCAGGGGCAGCTACAAGTGGTCTAGGGGCTTCTGGAGCGGCTGCTATGGGTGGTATGGCCGCTAGAGGAGCACGAACTGCGGGTACTGCTGGCTTACCTGCCATGACCGCCGAAATGGAGGCTGTGGCTCTTCAGAATCTACACATGACTCCTGGTATGGGTGGTAAGTATTGGCGAACCCCTGGCACAGGTGGAGTAAGTAACCTCAAACAGTATGAAGCTGAGTACCGGAAA